TCTGCCATCAGGTTCTCCACCTAATCCAGCCTTAAGCATAATTGCTGCATCCATATTGCGCATTATTACAACTTGTTCATCTTCTGTTGAATCAAGAAACTTTGTAGTTAAAAACTCTGCAAGGTCACGTGGCAAAAGCAAACGTGCTTTAGCAGTAAAGTTTTCAGCAGTCTTAGCAGCATCTGCTCCAAGACGTATTTCAAGATTGAGTGGGCTACGAGAAGCCATAGTGCCAATCTTTTTAAAACCTTTAATTTCAGCAATTGCATTTGTAAGAACTTGTGACTTCATTGCACCAGTCATTACATCAAGAGCATCTCCTGATTGTACAAAAGAAGAATAAATATCTTCACCCTGTGCTTCTAATTGTGTAGTTGTACGACCACGTGTAGATAGTGGTCCTAGTTGTTTAGCACTAGTAGCATTGAATACACTATCTAAATAAGATGATAAACCATCAGCCATGTTGCGGTGTGTTTTGGCAACAGCAATACCATTACGGTAATAATCAACACCATCAATACGTCCAGACAAAAGTAAGTTTATATTATTTGCTTGTGAAAAAAATCTTTCAGCAGATGCAGCATCAACAACATTATTGCGAGCAAGTAAATTAACAGCCTCACGATTACGATAACCAGGAGTAGTATCAATTAATTCACGATAAGCAATAGTTTTTTCGACAGCAGTTCCTGCTTCAGAATACTTTTTAATTGCAGGACCAAGTTGATTTTCCCATAGGTTAAATACTTCTGGCTTAGCCATAACTTCACGTACACCAAGATTAAGTTCTCCGCGTGCTGCTGCATCGGTAACATTTTTTGCTAGACGTTCGCCAAGAGTGGCGCCTTTAGTTGTTCCACCAGTTAACCACGTTAATGGGTCTACAACAATTTGATAAACAAAGTCAATAACACCTGAAACATTTTTAACTTTACCAGTTACATAGTCACCATGTAAACCACCAGACTTAGGTGGCACAGTATCCATCATGCGTGCTAGGTCACGACCAGGGCTAATTTGAGCGTACTTAACGCCATCCATAACCTGTTTAAAATCATCTGGCTTATTGTAAGCCTTAGTAATAGATGCAAGAATCTTTTCATCTGGAGTACCATATGACTGAATAATCTCACCAGGAGTTTTACCAGCAAGTAATCCTTGCGCAACTACAGTATCTGTATCACCAAAGTATTCTTTAACTTTTTTAATAGCGCCATCATCATAAAGTGACTTGCCACTCCAACCACTATCCCAAGTCTTTTTATTAAATGGTGCACCCTGTTGGACTTGACGACCAATTAAATATGGTTGGTTGATTACACGGCCATAGCCAGCAGCAAGGTCATACATCTGAACAAGTGGACTAGCAAAACCTTTGGCTATAGCCTTAACTACACCAAATGTGCGGTCAGCAATTGAAGGGTCTGGTTGCGAGTAAGTAGCATCTTTAAAAAGAAACTTTAAACCATCTTGTACATCTTTATCAAGTTTAACAAATTGTTGCTTTGCTGTATCAACAGGCAACTTAGATAAACGGCGATGTTCTTTAAGTGAATAACTTAACTGATTTATTTGTGTTGTTTCTGCTGGTGATAAGTTTGCGCTTTTAGCAGCAGCATAAAGATTTGGAGATGCCTCAGCAACTGAAGGTTCTAGGCGCTCCATTAGTACCCACTGTCAAGTAACGACCTATAGATTAATTCCGCATCACCCGATGGGTCAAATTGTGTAAGATGTTTAATAGTGTCAACAAGTGATGGTGTTTGATTAGGCATGCCACGCATTGCTTCTGTTCCTGCGCCTTCACCATAATTTATACCAGAAGTAACTACTTCATTTGGACGTTCTGTAGGAGCAGTAAGTTGTGTAATGCCAGCCATAGGAAATGGATTACCAGCCATACCTGCACCGCTTTGCTGTTCTGCTAAACCTTTGTTTTCTCCATATGCAAAACCACTATAATCTTGCTGTGGCTGTGTCATTCCTTCGGTAGCACCACCATCTGTACGCGCTGAAAGCGCACCAGGACCTGATACAGGTGCTGGATTATTAGGCTGACGATAACCTCCACGTGCCATTACTCGTCCTCCTCATCCATGTATTTTCTAACATCATCTATTGTTGGTGGTGATTGCATCCAATCAGGATACGTTTGCTTTGCAGAAAGAATGTACAAAGCATTATCAACTGTAAATCCTGCTCTACGCAATGATTTATAATATTCGTGTAGTTCAATTGCATACTGGTCTAACTTTGAGTAAGTCTCATCAGCAACTGTTTTAACCTTTGTGGTTCTCTTGCGAGGTGTTGCCATGGCTTACTCCTTAAATTGCTTGTTCCCTAGTTGTTCGTACTGCGCTTCGTCCTTGACCTTCACCTGTCATAGTGCTAAGTATTGTTTGTAAATCTGGTCTTCCCTGCGGTAGTTGTATTGGAGAACCTCCTGCTGGCGGACCAGCGGGAGCAGGGGACATTTGCTCAACCGTATTAGTTGGTTCACCAGCAGGAGGAACCTGTTGCTGCGGAGCAAAGGTTGTTTCTATTGCATCTTCTAATGCTTGTCCCTTTTGACGAGCCTTTATTACCGCAGCAATCTTACGGACTACATCTGAAGCATCCTGACCTTGAGTAGCCATTTGTGGAATTGCTTGTGTGTATGCCGTAAGTGAACCAAGTAGCGCAGAGCGCATTTCTTCAATTTCAATCTTTTCTAATTCTTGTGTAACGTTAACCGTAAATGGTAGTTCTCTCATAGCCATATCTCGGCTGATGAGTTTTCCTCCAAGTGCTTGAAGCATAAAGATAAGACCTTGTGCTGGATTAAGACCAGCAAGCATACCGTAACGGACATCAGCAGAATAATCATTCTTGATGTCTTTAGTTGGCTTGTATGTAATTTCATAAGGTGAACCCGAATCTACTCCACGAATTGTCTTTTCTTCTGGATAGATTAATTCATCTACATTAAAGCAAAGACTAATAATGTCCCTAAGTGTTGCAGCAAAAATTGCTTGCGCAGATTTAACCTGCGTGTCAAAGGCTCCCATAAGAGCCTGTACTCCTTGACCAGTAACAATAGAAGCATCTATGTTTCCAGTACGAGATTCAGGGTATCGTGTACCAACACGTAGTTCTTGATTAAGAACCTGTTGTTCTGTAAATGCACCCTGTGGCAAAGTAAGTTCTACACGGCGAACACCTGCTGGGTTGGCTGTACGAATGACAGCATCTCCACCAAGCATAAGTTCTTGCACATCTTGTGGTAGAACAATTGGTGCCTGTACTGACTTCTCTGCTGCTTCCATTGCAAGTAATGCAAATCGGTTGCGCAGCAACTGAATGCCAAGTACGTCATCAAACTGTCCACGTAATTCGCCATCAATAGATGGCTTACGTGCTACTACAACCATCATCTTACCAAGTGGATTAGCAGCCTGAGAAAGAACTAAATCATTTCTACGTGGTACATAAATGATAGATTGGTCTTTGTCATAATAACGAATCATTTCAATTACTGCATTAAGGTCTTGCTTATATCCATCTGGTCCAAGTAATTCTCTATCATACTCTGGGAACTGAGATACTAGTTCACCAAGTGTCATAGAGTAACGTTTAGCAAATGCCACACAACGTCCATAGCGGTCAAACTCTGGGTAAGCCCCAATAGGATTTTCTATGCGAATACGTGGCAGTTTTGCTTCATCGTCTAATTCAATAATGAATGGGACGAATCCATATGTTAGGTACCAGTCAGCACCTGAGTACATCTGTACTGCTAGGTCTGAGTGTTGGAAATAGTTAGAGGCAATACGAGTGCGCTTATCAGCAAAGGTACGTGCTCTATCAGATACTTGATTGGCTGCAGAGCAGTTAACCGCTGGCAGCGGAGCCATAACTTCAGATAGGTCACGAGCAACAATGTCAATAAAGTTTGCTACTACGTTAGCATCAACACCTTCTGGAAAAAAGTTAGGATATACCTGAGCAATTTTTCCTTTACGGACAGCAAGTACATCTAGGTTACGCGCATCACGTTCGTGATTGCGGTAACGCAGGGATTCAACCCGTGCCGTTACCTGCTCTATTGTTAATGCCATTATTGTCCTAACGATTGATTAAAAATTATTTACATACCGCTTGATGCTTTTGTAACACGAGCCTTGGCTTCACGATTAACAATTCCTGCAGCACGTGATGTTGTACGACCACGGTCATTCTTAATACGATTTTCAACAATAGGGATTAACTTTTGCTTCATTGCAAGTTTTTCTGCTGGCTTTAATCCAAGATTTTTGAGTCCTGCGTTAACATATATGGTTGCAGCGCGTGTTGGGTTTACGCCAGTGCTTTTCATTGTTGATGTCTTTAATACTTTCTCTGCCTTTGTTGCCATTTTATTTTTCCTTATCCGAAGTTTTCTTGCCATTGCTCTGCAAACATCTCATCGAGGTTTACTGCAAGGCGTTGGTTCATCTGAGCACGAGTTGCCCATCTGTTGTTTGCGTACTGCGATGTTCGGCTATTAGATTGCATTAGTTCGCGGATGCGAATAACAGCAAACCATAAAGCCATGACGGTATCGGTCTTACCCCTAGTTTGTGGCTTCCACGTTAGTAGTTGCTGAGTTAAGGCTTTGATACCCTCAGAACCTTCAGATGAAGGTAATTCTAATATGTTGTTTTTCTGGAACTTCTCTTCGCGGACTGTGCCAAAGAGGTTAGACATTGACGCAACGCCAAAAGAAGTGTCCCATTTATTTTTCCCTGTGAAGTGAGCATCAAGGCGTACGCCGTATCCAGCGAGCCACCCGCGTAGTTCTTCGTCAAGGGAATAGGCTTTTTGGTGGGCGTTGATTTCAACGCGGAACTCTTGCGGTTTGTATTTGATAACCAGTTCTTCAATTGTCGCCCGAATCTTTTGTGGTGTTGGTTCTTCCATGTTGACACAATCCAACACGTAAATCTTTCCGTCTGCTCTGTTGTATGCAACTACAACAAATGCAGCATTACCTGCCATAGCAGGGTCAAATCCAATTACAGTATGTAAACCCTCAACCTTAGGTGGATGTCCAGCAGCACCAGCCTTTAGCGGTCCTCGCTTGCGCATCCCATTGGTCGCTCCTTGCACGAGTGCAGGCGGGAATATGGAGTCTTCTTGGATGTCTTCTTGCTGGTATACCAAAGCCCATGTCGAAGGTGTAACTTCACTGCGTCTCTTGAAGAGTGCTGGACCATCCCACTTGGGATAGTACCCGTTCTCTTTAGGTACATCAGAGTCGCCATCCCAGGCAACATCTGATTCAGGCCAGAGGGTAGTCCAATTCTCCGTCTCCTCCGCATAGTCAAGTACAGCAGGCATGCCCATGTAAGTAAACGGAGTCCGACCACCAGACCAATGCTTAGGATTACGAAGTTCTTTATAAAGGTCATTTGCGGCAATCCGTGTCCCTACAACTAGTAACTTACCATTCTTGCCCAGACGGGTAATAACTTCTTTCTGCAACCAGTTAATCTGCTGGTCCCACTCGTGGGCATTAGCAGTAGTGATGCAGTCGTCAAGAATGATGAGGTCGGCACGGGCACCGTAAATCTGACCGCCCATACCTAACGCCTGAAGGGTTGGGTCCTTCTCGCTAGAGTTACGCGCATCGCCCCCAAGGTAGACAGTATCGGTACGCCAAGTATCAGCGTCTTGTTTCCAACCGCCCTCAGGACCGTAAGCGGTCTGCAGTTTGAGCCAGCGGGGATGTGACAATCGTTGCTTGATAGCATATACGAACTCGCGTGCCTTATTCAATGTCTTCGATACCACAATGATGCGGATGTTAGGATTGAGAGCGATGCGGTAAGTCGGGTAGTTCACGGTAATAACCGTGGACTTAGCGTGCTCAGGTGGCACGTTCACCAGCAGGCGGTTGTTCTCGCCTGGTTCATAAATCATAGATGGGTGGAGCCATGAAGGTTCATTACCCTCTAGTAGGTCTACCCAGTCTTGATGATGGGGAAAGACCGTCTGGTCAAAAAACATTTTAGAGAAATCGGCAAATGGGATAGATTCCTTCTCAAGACCCATTGAGTCAAAGGATTGCTTACTACCCTGCTCTTTGGCTTCTTCCAACGCACGGGCAAACTCAGGGTCTCGGTTCATCCATTGGCGGACCGTATCTGGTTTCTTACCCGCCGCAACCATAGCGGCTTGGACAGGTACACCCTCTTTGACCCTAGCAAGAACATCTGCCTTAGCCTGGGTTACTTCCTTTGCAAGGTGGTGCTCCCCACCCTTTTTAAATCCCTTGTGCGCTGGTGTTGCCACGTTTGTCTCCTTTGTGGCAGAGTCCCCCCGCCCTACAGATAGTTGTTTGTACAGTAGTCTGTAACAGAGTGAAGAACTCTCTAAAAAGAGTTCTGAACTATTTTACTCTCTATATATACTTAATCCGTTCAAACAGGTAAAACGAACGTTTTATTCTAAAGTATTTATATAAGTGCTGGTCAGACTGTAATATACCCCTTGTAACTATATACAGAAATGTTTTTAGATAGAGATACAATATATAATACTGACACACATTAATACTATAGGGGTCATAGACTAATACAGAACTGTAATACTATACAGACAGAACATATACTGCGGGTTGTCTGTCGGTAGTCAGTCTGCCTGACAGTCAGGGGGGTATATATATACAGACTGTACAAATAAATAGAAATACTCGGACTGCCTGTTTAATAGCCAATGCCTTGGCAATGGCTGGCAAACCCTCACCTGTTCTACCATACTGACTGGTCGGACCGAAGGCTGTCCGCCCGCGGTAAACCGCGGTCTCGCCTGTCGCAGTCGAAGGCATAGCCTTATGGTCTATTGCCTTCTCATGCTGACATGCACTCAGCCCTCATCTCTCGCCAGTCTGTCGGCGTGTCAAAGCCACGCTACGACATACTCAGGCTCGTCCTCCTGCGGTGCTCCTATCATACTCCGTCGTCAAATCGTTCCTTACTCTGCTTATTCAGCAGAGCAAAGCAGTCACGATTTCTCTCAGCGTGGGTTACGGCTCGGCGATTCTTTCAGAATCTAGTCGCCTTCGCCTACACCCAACGCATCTGCCGAGTCTTCGTACCTCAGCCTCGCCCCGCATCCAGCGCATATGCGCTGTCTGAGTGACTTAGGAGTATTGATATACGCGTTTTCACATAGGGTGGAGACGGACGAAAGGATAAGGAAATGACAGAACAAGGCATCAGCATCACCACACACACAGAAACATGCTGTGAGTTCCCTGTTACATGCAACATCATGCACCTATTCACACGCGAAGAACGTGAAGATAGTTGCATCAACTGCTACGAAACAAAAGAAAGTAAGTCCGACAAGCACGCTTGGGACTTACATGAAGAAGACAGACTAGGCGAAGGACCAGGACTGTCAACAGACACCGATGAATCACCCAACGCAAGCGATTGGGTGTCATCGGAAACAATAACAAAGGAACAGACATGGACTACAAA